ATCCATCTTTTGTTCCCCTCCTTGCGGTTGATTTTCTGCCTCTTCAACTTTAGCCTTCAAATCAGCCAATAGAGAAGAGAACTTATCATATTGAGATTTATATGTATCATCATTCTTACTAAAGAATGAAGATACGGAAAAACATGGTTCGTGATCACCTATAATACACAGCCCCATGATTTCTGCTTTAGTGTAAACAAAATATTCTGTGTCTCCGATATTTGCCCAATCACCTTCGATTGAGTTTATATCAAGTTCCATAGATTGATGTTGGCCTACTACAAAATTAGCTTCATTAAAGTATTTGGTAAATAATACTACAGAGAAAACGGCATAATCACGCTCTACCCCATCAGTATCTTTAAAAGGTTGCCAACCATCAAAGTATTCAACATAACCGTATGCGCTGGCAAGTGTAGGACCAGTATGACTTGCCCATCCTTGAGACTCGGGATCAAAAAATCCAACTACTGGAGTATCACCTTTTGTCGCGCTATCAATTAACATTTCTGCAACGTCATCTTTAATATAAGATCCATTACGATTACCATATTTAGTAAAGACGCCAACTTTTAATCTATTAAGGTTAGAAGAACCATTGATAGATTCAGCAGGCGACATGATGATAGCATTGTCAAAATAAATTGGAATATTTCTTTTCATAAATTATGACGCCTCCTTAACTCATACTATCAATATTTGCTTGCGTTTTTTGAGAACGATCTTCATCAGCAAGCGTTGGCCTTCCGCCCTTATTAGTAATGTCTTTGATCTACGTTGAACCACTACTATTTTTTTCTCCAGAATTATTTTTTTTCTGAGAATTTTCATCACCAGATTGCGTATAGGAAGATAATAGTGGACGCATTTTTTCATCTAAGTTTAAGAACTCATTTTCAAAGTCAACGGTACTTACTAAGCTGCGTTGCTTAATACCCATTGCCGCCGCGACACGCATTCTTGGATAACCGAATTGCGCCATTGATAAGTAATAGTCCTTATAGTCTTTAATATTAAATTTTGTTACTGGCAAAATTTCAAAATCAAAAGTTAAACCAGTACGACTAAAACGACTATTAATTAAGAACTTAATCCAAGTAGCATATGCATTCATATATTCTTGCATGACACTTTCTAAGCGCTTGATAACATATGCTAAAGATGAACTATTATCTGCATTAAAAAATAATTTGCTGCTTCCTAAAGCATCCCATGCATTATCACTGTATTTTTCAATACGGCTATTAGACTAATTGGCTGCAGAGGAATCTTGCAGATTCTCTAATGTTGCATCTCCAAGCGTTGTTAATACATCTACTGTATCTAAGTCTTGTAACATTGCGGCAATACCAGCATGGATTTCCGCGATTTCATCAAGCTCAAATACTAAATGACCATTACTATCAGTTGGCATTTTATGAATTAATAACTTATATAGTTCATTCTCATCGCGCTTTTCTTCACGCTTTACAGCATCCTTCATTTTAGCAAGTTCAGGAATAGATGCTACAAGTAATGGTGTAGTATCTTCTGAGAAACAGAAAACAATTCCGCCAGCGCTTGCTGGTACCATTACCCAAGGATCAGTTAATTTCTTAGCTTTATATAATTTCCAACCTTGTTGAATAGCAGGTGGAAAATTAAGTAAAGCCGCATCACGTATTTTCTCATCTTCATATTTAGTTAAGAAATAAGTAATATTAAACTCTAAAATACAAAGATTATTAAAGTCTTTTAATCGTGTGCGACAATATTCCTATGGTAAATCCTATACAACAACTTTATTACCATGCTCTTGTAGAATACCATAATATATCCCCGATTTTAACCATTCACGCGTAATACGGGTCAATGTATTCTTAATATCTAAAGCTTCAACAAAACTACAAGCATTATAGAATGCTTTTATAATTTGTGCTTTAGAACCTTTACCAGCTTCATAGATAGGAGTTACTAGTGTTTCATATAAAAAGAGTGTTGCAAGAAAATTGATATTATTGCGGTAGCGACCATTGGTTCTATAATAATATCGAGATAACTCACGAATAGCTGAAATCTCACCAGAGCGAATTATTTCTTCTATTTCTTCTATAGTGAAATCTCTATCAATAACACTATTCGTTCTATGGCCGCCCCAGCGAGAGAGGCGTTCACGAGAATCAATAGGAACATAATTTATACGGAACTATGGTCTTGCAAACATAGCTTTAAAATCCTAACTCACAAAAATCACCTCCTACTTTTAGGAGTGAAGAAACCAAAGGAACCAATGTTCTTTTTTCTACGTTTAAAAATTTCTTTATCTTCATAATATTTAATTCTATATAAAGCATATTCAAGAGCACTGAAACGGTCTTTTTCAATTGATCTAGAAATACGTTCAACTTTATATTTATTCTCCACACCAGTTGGCTTTAGCCGCAAATTGTTAAGTTCATCCATTAAGCGAGAAGTCATTTCATATGGTAATAAAAATACTCGTCTATCATATGATGTCATTTTCTAGCCTTTCTTTGTTTTAATTAGCTTATCTTTAACAACACGTTCATGCGCCAAAAAGGACGTTGATCCATTATTAACAGCAGTAAGGAATGCTGCGTGGATTTCATCTTCATTAGAGGCAGAAGCTTTAATATCATATATAATTGCATTATATTTAATATTAGGCTCTTCCACTTCATCATGCATTTCTGGCGGCAAGTGATTCTCATTATTAAAGGTAAAGTATGCAGGAAATTGTTCTCCTGTTTTTGAATCAAAAGAAGGTAGAACCATCGCATCCATAAGGCCAATACCTGGGCCGTTACCATCAATGACAATCTCTTTAGGATGATATAATTCAATTAATTTTTTAATACGTGGTGCTTGTACAGTAATATAGTTTTCGCCATGTATTACTTCAGTATAAACCACATTTTTCTTGAAACGCTGCTCTCCAGGTAATACTTTAATAACCATAATAGCAGTATTCGCGCCATAACGTGCTACGTCAACACCAATTATATAGAAAGCACCATCCGGCAAATTATCCGCGGCTTTACGCTCACATTTTAATAAAGAACGATGTTTATTTAAACGGCGCGAATCCAGCCACGCATCTTTACTATTCCCGCTCCATATTGATAATGATTCTCGCGCGAAAGAGTCCTCACTTACTGTATTAGAATAGCGCTGATCCATTAAGGTTGCTTTATCTAATAGACCATAATGTAATGGTACTTCATAAGAGAGACCCCATGAGAAATACTCTTTCGGCCGCAAGACCGCATTGACCGTAATTTCAATAAGTTTCTAATACATAAAGACGGTACGTTCCGCAGCGGTAGTAATAAAGATTTGAGAAGAACTTGGCTCATTAGGATTTAAAGAACCATCAACCTCTCTACGTGCAATATTCATTTGTGGCCAAAGTACTTCATTAAATGGAATTTCTTCAATTAATGCAGCTTCTTCTAGAATAGCAGCGGTGGCACGAAGACCACGGGATGTATCTTTAGATACAACAGAAATCATACTACCATTCTTTAAGTATAACTCATAATAGTTTGTACTTGCTTTTTGTCCTGTTTTACCATCATCAGCGCGTGTTTTTAATTCCTTTCGTAATAAAGGCCAATGTCTAAATATCTCTTCAAACTTAGCTTCTGCTATCTTAATAACTGTTCCTTTAGTATCAGAAGCAATCATTATAGTAGAATTAGGCAATAATACTGCTCGTATTAATGCGCTTAAATAAGCTGTAAAAGATTTAGAAGTTGCACGCGTGGCAGTCCAGAAAGTATATCTATAGCGCATAGCCGCGCGCAACTCTACTCGTTGAAAAGGCATTAAATGAAAATGTTTTGCATCTGCTGAATCCTATATAGCATCAAGGAGTAAATCTGGATATCGTATCCATAGGTCAAGATATTTAGTAAATAGTTCTTGATTCGCATCAAGGTATTCGCGCGTTAGAACAACCCCTTTTTCAATTGGTATTCCATCACGCAATACAGCTTCATCCATCTATACCCCCTCCCATTAACTCAGCAGAGAGGTCATCTTCTCCTTCATATTCTACATCGGCGGTTTCATCAAAATCAACTTTCTCATTTTCAATCTCTTCAAGGCGTTCTGTCATATTATAGCGTGCACGCTTATCTTCTACCTGTTCTGCAAAATTGCCTTCATTAATTACAAGACGCTTTAAGTAGTTCTAAATATTTTCCATCATAAAGTCGATGGAGTCTTGTGGTTCGGTATGCCAATTAGGATGCCATCCTTTCTTACCATAATAAACCATTAGTTCTCCAACCGATTCAAAGTCCGCCGCAGATTTAGCATTAGAGGCTTCAAAATGATATGTTTTAACAATATCATCTGCTTGTTTCATCATTTTAGAAACATCAGCGCCCGCGCGCAAACCTTCCTTAATATGTAGTTGAAGCTCACAGAAATCTCTAGCTTTTTCCTGTAAAATTGGTGTAGAAACATTTTGAGTAGCAACAATCTAATTATAAAAATTATCAAGCCATAGTAATTGTTCTGGCTTATAGGCAGCAGACCATACTTTTCTTAAACGTTTTAACTTAGCTTCATTTAAAACTTTAATCTCATCATCAATTGTGTCCTCTTCGCGCGCAAGTCGCCATCTTTCATTCTCATCGGCCCACTTCAGCGGTTCATAATGTGCATCATATAAGAGATTGAAGTACGCGGTTAAAGTATGGTCTTTATGCTATGCATACAATTGCGTCCATTTATCAATATCAAATGGCAAGTCAAGCCAGCGCATTAAACGGTCAACTTCGCCTAAGTTGTCTTGTGGCGTCATAACCTCAAGGCATGGAGTACAAATATAGCAGCGGCCGCCAGGAAAGAACTTAGAAGAAGTAGCCTGGAATTGAATAAGAGGCCGTTCTTGCTTACACTTTAAGCACCGTCGGGTCTTTTTTTCTGAGGTCTCCATCTTTATTAATCACCCCTCTTCTAATACGATTCAATCTATCGCACTCTTTACAAGTATTCGATAATTTATCTTTATGTGAATTATTGCAGCTAAAAAATAGTAAATGAGCGGGTAAGCTTCTGCCGCAATGGATGCACGTTTTACGACCTTCTGGCGGCGTATCATGATCAATGCGTAACATTTTTGCTACTTTTGCGATTTTATTTGGCACTTCTGTACTCATAATAGAAACAAGATAGTTTGGTGAATATTCCATTCCATAGCGTGCGCGCATTTCCTCTAACAAATCATCGTATTGCATGCCCTTTTTTCGCATAGCAATAAGGAATAGCCGCAATTCACTAAAGTCGCAAAGTGAAATATAGCGATCTAAATCCCATAGAAGTGTACATCCATATGTATTTAACTTTTCGTGCATAGCTTCATATAGAGTTGGATAATGATTGAGTAGCGCGCGAACGTGCTTAGGGTTCTCCCAATCAAATGTATGCTCACATACAATCCATTTTACCTCTAAATTATCCCCCTCCCCACGTGTTTCATAATCTTCCAAGTTTCTTGAAATGCGGGAAGTATAGGAGGTTGTGACGCGGCGGTACCATTCATTATATGGAATCCAGTAGAAGGCGTCACTAGTCCAATCATAGAATTGCGCTTTTGGATGGTCTATATTTTGAAAATGTAATGTTGGCTTATATGCATCTTTTAAATAATACTAATGTTTCCTAATGTCAATTAAGTTATGCTTTAACTGATAGATGCGGAAGGAATCAGATACAAGAGTATCATTTTCATTGGGCGCGATTTTGCCTTGTGCGACATCAAGCATTCGCTGCCATCTATCAATAATTTCCCATTGCTCAACCATACCTGGAATGTCGGAGTCGCCGGGATCAATCATTTCGCCCGTTACTTTATCATATTTCGGGCGCAAAATAGTAGGCTTTGGCGCAACATATGAATCACGTTTGTAGGCGGAACGTATATCTCGTTCGTCAAAGCTTGGAGCTTCCATAATCTCATCCAGCGACTATACCTTATCTTCTTTCACTGTATAACTCTTATATTTCTTATTTCTATCTGTACATTCATTACGTTGTATTGCATTCTATCCATTTTCGTCCTTGCCGTATAAGATGTAGGAGGCCATTTGTTCCAACTCTGTTGGAGTTGGATCAGTTTCCAAAGAATCAATTAGCGTTGTAATGGCGGCACAACGGTCTGAATCGCGTTCTATGGAATAATCGAGTTGGTATTTTCGTTTCATACCCTCACCTCCAATTCCTATTTTACCATTTTGGGTATGTATTTGTCAAATGTTTGATTTTAAAAAGTTTGGTGGAATTTGTGCACCCCCAGGGGGTTCAGTCGTCGTGGGTGCGTCGCAATCCTGAAACGGATGGGGGATATGGTAAAAAATCGTCCCAAATTATACAAGGCCGAAAAATGAAATTTAGTTGTTGACAATGTATTTGTAAGGTGGTATATTATAGCCAAGCCGAAGGGCAAAAGCCCCAAGGCAAAAAAATGAAAGGTGGTTCAAGACAATGAAGAAGGTTGACAAGATCAAGGCGGTTCGGGAGTTCCACGCGCGTCTGAAGGCGGAGTCTGCCAAGGGCAGCACTGGGGAGCTGGGCAAGTTTGCTGACTACCATGTCCGTGACTTTGTCATGGCGCATGGCGTGACGTCCGAGGCGGACGTCCGTTGCCGGGCCGCAGGCAAGACCGACTGGACTATCCGCATCAACGGCAAGCTGTACCGTGGCGAGACCAAGACCGCCGCAGGCGGCTGGAAGGTCGCTCAGCCCGGCATCCGGGCTGAGGACATCTACCCGAAGGCCGACTTCATCGCCTACGCCGCTGAGGTGGACAACCTCACCGAGGACAACCTGCCGGACATGATCTTCCTGCTGACCCGGGCCCAGTTCATCGAGATGCTGACCGTGACCGGGCGGAAGGGTCTGGAGTCCAGCCTGAAGTACAACGCCAAGAGGGGCACGGTCGAAATCCAGCAGTGGAGCGTGTTCAACAAGAAGACCCAGAAATGGGTCAGCGCCCGGCTGAACAAGTACTACGACTACCTCGAGGCGAACAACATCCCGACCTTGAGGGACTGGGTGGAGGAAGTGAGGGGCTAAGGCCCCTCCCCTCCCTCCCGGGAGGGCGAACGAAAGAAAGGAAGGTAAGCACAATGAAGGAAATGATTATCGTGGACGGCCGGAAGTACTTCTACACCGTGGACAAAACCCGGGAGCAGATCACCGCCAAGAAGGACGACAAAAT